GCATAAACTCTCCCCCAACGTGGACGAATACCTTCTGTCTTGCCGTCGTCACTATTGAGTATAATGCCTCCGGCAGTTACCCTAGTGTCAAAATTCATATCTGCAACCAGTACAGTGTCTCTAATAGGTTTAAGCTGTCCTTTTACCATATGTTCCTCTTATTTTGTATTACCTTTGTAATATTCCTGCATGACATCTTCACGCTTACGAATAATTTTGCCGCCTGGGCCAATTTCATCACCACGAGCATTTACTCTGGCATTGCCTACAGCTAATGCTAACTCGTTTTGATTTCTTAGTTTTTCCATGTCGACTTCTGTGCCTAACATACTTCTATAACTTTTTCTTGATGTTTCTTTCATTGACATAATAATTCTCCTTTATCTTAGAAATTCTTGCCAGTCTAGATTGTATTTAATACTATCTATTCGATGTACTTCTAATAGGTATAATACATAACTGGATACACTACTGCCACGACCTACACCCCAAACTATATTATTAGCTCTGCAGGTATCTACTACATATTTAAGCCAACGAAGTAGATTAACCATATTTCTATTTTCATATTCTACCAGTTCTTCTACAGCTCTTTGATATTCTGTGTCATTAGTCGTTTGATCTAGTATAAATTCTACTATGTTAAAGTTTTTATATTCATCAGGCATGAGCCATTCGCTTTGACAAATGCCGTCAAATTCTTCAATGCTTATGTTATAGATATTAGGATCTATTTTTTTAGTTGGTAAGTCATTAAATTCTTCGTTGCCCTCAGAGTAGATTTTGTCCAATAAATGTTCTTTATTGGAGTAGATCAGTTCTACGACATCGTCGATATTATAGATCACATTGCCAAATTTATCAGTTCTCATTCAGCTATTTTAGCTGACATTGATCAGTTTGTCAAGGCCTTTATTGCTCTTTTGAAATTGTTTCTCCCAAGCTATGGCGCGTCGATTAGTTAGTTCTTCTTTATGAATGTTTAAAAAATTCAATATTTGCATTTGAATTTCAGTATTATGTGTCATAAAGTATTTACGACTGAGATCTTGGATTTTTTGCTCTATTTCGCTGTCTGTGAGTGCATTGATACTGATCAAAGGGTTCATACAAATTCGCCTAGATATTTGATAAAAATGGTTACTCCGCCGTCGTAGCTCCAAGCATCGATGACTTTTTCGGCGCCTGATATTGAGACTGTAAAGGGATTGGGAAATGGGGCACCATCACCAGCATATTTAATAGAGCCTTGACCATCAGTGGCAAATATGATTGTGTGATTGGCCACTTTGTCACCGCATAGATGCAGTCTAATTCGATGATTTTTGCCAGTACTACCAATATTGGGCCAGCCAGTTAAGCGTAAAGTGCTACTGGCCGTGAATTTTAATTTTTGAACCTGTGCTTCAATAACTGATGCTGTAACACCCACACCGGCAACATTACCTTTATTTCTAAAAAATTCGGAGGCATTATTTACAATGACATTTTGTAATATATGGCCATTGAAATTATTATCAGCGTTTAGTTTAGCAGAGTTATTTTCTAAAGTTGTTATTTCTACCTTGGCAGTGGCTAGGCCTTGTTTGATATATAAAAAATTATCTCTGAATCCTTGACTGGGATTATCCTGTCCTTGAACAGGAAATAATTCATTTATCGTATTTGCAGCTATATTGCTCATAAAGTTACCCCGTTATTTCTAAACACGAGATATTTATCACCATAATTTTGTTCTCCAACACGTGGAATTACTGCATCAATAATATAACGATCCACGGTAAAATCTAAGTCTTTAAAATCAAATCCTGTGGTTAGTTGATAATTTTTTATATTCAATACAATTTCTGCTCCATAACCAGGTATACAATAGCATAAGGGCAAAGCTAGCACAAACCCTAACTCCTGTCTAGTATCGTCTTGAAAACTACGCATCCATAATGGAAGATAATTGCGTTCGGTAACAAATTCATCAGCATTTTTATTTGGGTTTAAGAGATCAGGAACTCGCCAATTTTTAAGTCTGTCTCTCCAATTTAAATAACTGTTAGGATAACGTATACGACTATTTGGGTCACTGGTAAATATGGACGTTTGATCTACTGTGATAATGTCGTTTATTCTGGGGTTTAATGCTTCCTTACTGGAATCGACTGTGACCGTAGTAGAGGCCTTACTTAACCTTTTTAATTCTATTGGTAATTTTTTCTTTTGAATATCTAATGCATCTATAAGTTCTACATAGACTACATCATATACATGAGTTTCTGTTCCAGGCACTTTGGCCTGTGCTAGTTTAACAGAACCAAATTGAAATCTCTTTTTCTTATTATTAATGCCCATGGCACTTATATAGGTTTTTGCCTGCTTGGTTTCAATACCAGCATACATTAATGCTCTAAGATCACGTCGAACCCCAAAATTGGGATCATTTAATCTATAAATGTAATTTCTAGTAAACACAGTTTCGTCATTTACTAATTTTTCGTATAGGGCTCTTTTGCTTGTTTCTGGAGTTGGTTTAAATGGATCTAAATATGAACTAATAAAAATATTACTGAATAGCTTTTTATTAGGTGTGTTAACAAAAATTTCAAATTCTTTATCAATGGCGCTATAATGTACTTGATCTTGAGCACGAATTATAAATTTATAACGTCTATCCACAGTTGTTTCGCTGCCGTCTAAAGTAAGGGAGTTATTATCAAAAGTTATTATACCTTTTATGGTATTACCATTGCCGTATTGTTGAACCTTGCCAATTAGTTCACCTCTTAGATCTAAAGTTAATCCAGGCGGAAGTTCGCCAGTAATTAGTTGATAGATTATATCTGCATCGGCCAATGTACTAGTGGCTTCAACTTTTAATGTGCTTACGTAATTGGCATCAATCATGCCTAAACTATCTGGACTAACCCAGGACATTATGCTATTAACGTCGCCTAAAAGTCTAATAGTAAAGGTTCGTTTACTTGGTGATGCTTCCCCTTTTCTGCCATATCTAGTGGCAGTAACAGTAAAATTGTAAATTTTAGTTATAGCTGACTGATATGGGATCAGTCCAAATAATTCCCCATTAACAGTGTCCAAACTCATGCCAGGTGGCAATGAACTGACGGAATTGTCAGGATTATGTTCTTCTAAAGAATATACTACAGTGCCTATTTCTAATGCTTCATAAATGTCTAATTTAATTATGCTATAATTATTAGCCCTAATCGTGCCTAAATCTGGTTTGGTAAACCATATAGGTGCTCTTACACCACTGCCAGCAGCAGTATATGTGCCATTGCCTGCACTCATAATAGTATTGTCAGCACGTAGAAAATCGTCACCTATTACATAAATTCTAAATCTTCTTTTGACTAAGGTATCACCATCACTCACAGTAACAATAAATTCATAGTTTCTGTTTAATTTTTTAGGACCTATAGATGGTAAAGAATAGTCATAATTTATGCTGTCAAACTTGAAACTATCAAAACCATTGTCGGGTCTTATACCATAATCAAATCCGTGTATGTCATAGACATTTTTATCAAAATTACCATTTCTTTGACTTAACGGTATGGCCAGTAAAGGTTCGATAAATCCGGTTATAAGACCAGATTCATTCATGGCTAAACCTGGTGGCAATTCTCCGTCCCCGCTGCTGATAAAATATCTTAATCGTTGACCAGCGGCCACGTCAAAATCCACTGCGGTTATTTGAAATTCAACAGGACTAGAGTCTAATATAAAATATGTGCTGTTTGGGCCAACAGGCAGTAAGTCTGGCGGATTTATGATTAAAGGTAAATCGGAGCCTTGAATGATGATCTTATATGTTCTATCAGCAAAATCGGTTTCTGAACTAGCTCTTATACAAAATTCAAAAATAGTATCCTTGGCTACCTCTAATGGAACGCCTACTAAATTATGATTTTTTAAACGTAACCCTGGTGGTATCTTACCAGAGATTAGGCGAAAATTTATACCTGTGGCATTGGTAATGGGCAAAGAAACAGCAAGGTTGGTCCTTTCCTGATAGGTTCCTAAGTTAAACCCAGATTTTTCCGTCCAAACTTCCAGCATAATATTATCCTATAATTATATTTATAGGATTTTGGCTAGCTATTTTTGTCCCTTATTATGGGCATTATGCTATTACTTCCGCCATAAGGCTGAGCAGATCCTGGCATAATGCCTAATTTTAATCGATGTTTCTTTGCTATTAACGGAAAACTTAATTGATCTCTACTACTATGCTTACAGATAAATTCCCACCAAGTTAATAGTGCTGTCTGTACTTTGGGAGTATTGGCATAGACTAAACTAGTTAATTCGTATAGACCAGCATTCTTTGGCCAATTAGTTCTATTAAAATAGTCTAAGGTACTGGCCAATGAATCACCTGTGTCAAAATTTATTCGACCAAGTAAGTCTATTTCGTCATAAACACAATTTCTAATGGCGTGTTTCCATACTGCCATATCTTTATCTTTGACATGAGTGTTAATTAATTCTTCTGGATC